GCACAAACCATTTCAGGTGGTCTTGTACCTATTTATGCAACATTAGCAGCACAGGTCTTTGCTGTGTCTGCTGCTTTCCGTTTTTTACAAGAAGCTTCTGACTTTAAAAATTTAGTTGCAGGTCAGCAAGCATATGGTGCTTTTACAGGTACTATGTATCAAAAACTTGCCAAAGATATTCGATCAGCAACAAACTCACAAATTAGTTATACTGAAGCATCTCAAGCTGCAGCAATTGGTATATCTTCAGGACTAAATGCTACTCAACTTACAGCGCTTGGTGAAGCAGCAGCAAATACCTCACTTATCTTAGGTAGAGATGTAACAGATTCATTCAATCGTCTTGTTCGAGGTGTAACAAAAGCAGAGCCAGAACTATTAGATGAATTAGGTATTGTACTTAGACTTGATCCTGCATTAAGAAATTATGCAGCAGCAATAGGAAAAACAAAAGAACAATTAAATGCCTTTGAAAGAAGTCAAGCAGTAGCAGCAGAAGTTATTGGACAGGCAGAAGAAAAATTTGGTGGTATTCAAAAAATTATGGATCCAAGTGCTTTTGCTTTTAATCAATTTGCACAAGCATTTAATGATCTATTAGATACTTTTAAAACTGGATTAGGTGGTCTTGCCCAAACAGTTTTACCTTTCTTTACAAAAAATGTAGGAGCACTTGTAGGTGCTTTAGGATTATTTGCAATTCCTATACTTAGACAGATAACACCAAACTTTAAAGCATTAGAAGAACAAAGTAAAGAGACTATCAACGGACTAACATCTAATATAAAAACTTTAAAAAGAGAAAGCAGAAATTTAGATATAGCGCAAGAAGTAGCAGGTGGAGATAGAGGAGCCGCTAAAAAATTAGGAAGAGACGCAACTAAAGGACTTCGAGGGTTTGGTATTGAAGGAAAAATCGATCAAAGAAGAATTGCATCATTTAGAAATTCAGCAGAAAAGAAAATTGGTATTGCAAGAAACATGAATAAACGAGAACTTCAAGAATTTAAAAATCATTTAAGACAATTAGAAGTTGCTCAAAAAACTAGTTTAACTAAGCAAGAAAGAGCTGTTCAGCAATCTGAAGTTAAAAAACAACAAAAGATGAAAGAAACAGAACTGAAGCACGCAAATAATCAAAGAAGAATGACTCTAGCAACTCAAGCAGGTGCAAAAGCAATGAATATGGCTTTTAAAGCAATGGGTTTTCTTGGACTAGGATTAATGATATTTGATTTTGGTAGAATGGCTGTTGAAGCAATTGTAGGAGTAGATGAAGAAGCAGAAAAACTATCAGAAAGATTTAAAGAAATATCAGATTCAACAGATTTAGCAAATGATTCAATTAAAAAAATGATTGACTTAAGAAAGAAAGATTTAGTTGGTTTAACTATGCAGGCAAGTCAAGCTGCAAAAGCAATACAATCAATTGGCATGGCAACTACAATACAAGATATAAACTTTTTACTTGCACAAGATTTAACAAAAGCAAGATCAGAAATAACTAAACAAGACTATGCATCACCGTCTTCAAAAAATATGAGTACTATTGGTACAGGAGAGTTTAAATTTGATGAAACAACTGAGCTAGGTAAAGCAATACAAGGACAAATAGATGTATTAGAAGGATTAGCGGATTTAACAGCAAATCCAGAAGCTGCAAATGCATTTAGAGAATATGCTGTTGCAATAGAAGAAGTTGCAGCAGGAAACAGAAAAGCAGACGATGAATTTAAAGCATTAGCAAAACGAGCCAGTGAGTTTAGTAATGAAATAGTAGAATTAAATCAAGTAGCAGAATCTTATTCAAGAACTACTAAAAAAGTAACAGAAGTTGTTGCTGGATTTTTAGGAAAATTTGCACCTGCGACTTCATCTACAAAAGCAATTGTTGCTTTTAAAGATAATATAAACGCAATAGTAGCAAATATAGACAGTCTTGATAAAGTTATAAAGAAAGCAGAAGATGAAAGAATACTTCCAGGATTTGAATCAGTTATACCAATGGGAGAAGACGAAAGGGCTGCTAGAGATAGTCGTGATAGATTTATCGCAGAGAAAAAACAAAATGAATTCTTACTGGGCGTTTTAGAAAAACATTCAAGATTAGAAGCAGGCATTCTTGTAAAGATGGAACAACAAAAAGCACTTAAAGCAGGAATAATACAAGATGGTAGTATAGCAGCTGCTCAAGCTAACCAATCTATAGCAAAAGAACAAAAACGATTACAAATAGAAAAACTACGTAATGATATAACACATCAAACTGAAATTATAAACGAAAAAGGAAAAGATGTCGATGAAGCAAGAAGACAGAACGCACAAAACTCAAAACAGATTGCAGAAGCAAAATTAAGAGTTCTTCAAGCAGAACTCGGTATGATGGATAAACTACTATTCATGGATAAAGCAAGAGCAGATTTAGAATTAAGAAAGAAAACTGGTGGAGCTGGTATGTTTGGATTATTTGGTAATCCTACTGCAGATCAAATTGGAGCAACCATGACCAAAATGGGCATGACAGAAGAAGAAGCCATAGCACATCTACAGCATTTCAATATGGAAATGAAAATTGCAAATATGGAACTTGATACCATGGAAAAAATGGGAACATCTGTAGGAAATGCACTTACTAATGGTCTAGCAAATGCTTTTGTAGATGTAGCAAAAGGAACAACAACATTTGCAGATGCTTTTAAAAACATGACAATTCAAATACTTGCAGATATTGCAGCAATGACTATGAAAATGGCAATCTTTAAAATGATTGCAGGATTCTTTGCACCAGCAACAACTTTTGATCCCTCAGTATTTAGTATGGACGGCTTTAAAATGCCCGATCTTTCACCAACAGCAGGAATTGGAGGAATGAATGCTCAAGGATTCAATTTTAGTGGACTTCCAGGTAGTGGTAGTAGAAGTGGTGGAATTATGTCATCACCAGGATATCGTTCATTTATGAGAGGTGGAATAGCAACAGGCCCAGACTCAGGATATGCTGCAACACTTCATGGAACAGAGGCAGTCGTACCACTTGGAAACAGCAGAAGTATTCCAGTAGAATTAAAAGGCGCAAATGGAGGAGTAAATAACATTACTGTAAATGTAAATGGTGGAACAGAAGGAAACGGACAAAGTCCAGACCAAGCAAAAGCACTAGGTAATATGATACAAGTGGCAACAATGGAAATTATTCAAAGAGAGAAGAGACCTGGAGGAGTTTTAAGTAGATAATGGCAACAGCAATATCCCAAAATGGTGGAGCAAATATAAGTGGTTTTTCTGCAAGTGTTCCTGTAGATAAAGGATTTACTAGATCAAATACACCTGTTATTCATTCAATAACTTATGGTGATGGTTTTGAACAAAGAATAGCAAATGGTATAAATAATTTATCACAAACTATGTCGGTTACTTTTAATACTCGACCAAAAGCAGAGATCGATGCTCTTGTAGATTTTTTTGAAGATTTAGGTGGAGTAACTAAGTTTCAAATGACAATCGATAAGGATTCAGCAGGTAGTGATAATAATACAACAGAAACAATAAAAGTTGTATGTAAAACATGGAGTCAAACATGGGACTATGATAATTTTTATAGTCTTTCAGCAACTTTTGAAAGAGTATACGAGGCATAATGGCAGAAAAAATAGCAATTAAACAATTACAGAGTTTAGAAGAAAGCTCTGCATTTATTAATTTATTTGAATTAGAATATAATGACGCAGGTAATAAGAAATATTTTGTAAGAAGTGGAGAAGCAGACAATAGCACTTTACATTTTAGAGACTACGATAGTCCTGGAACAATTAGAGAATATGAGATACTTCCAATAACAATTGAAGATTTACAACACACTTCAACAGGGCCTTCAACAAGACCAATTCTTAGAGTTGCAAATGTACTAAATACTTTTGAAACAGCAGTTGGAGTAAACTTAGATAATCTACTCGGTAAAAAATTAATACGAAGAAGAACACTAAAAAAGTATTTAGACAATGGAAGTGGAAATAGTAGTAATCCAGCAACTGAGTTTCCTCGACAAGTTTATATCATTGATAGAATTGAAACTAGAAATGCGTTAGAAGTCGCTTTTGAACTTACAACTCCTTTTGAAGTAGAAGGATTAACTCTACCATATAGACAAGTAGGACACAATGCATGTAGTTGGATTTATCAAGGAGCAAGTCCAACAAAAACTATTGCAAATCAAATAGGGGGCTGTACTTGGCATAGTGAAGGAAAGTACAATATAAATGGTATAAAGTATACCGTATACGTAAATTATGATGATGAATATGTAATTACGTCTGGAACCACATTTACTACTTTTAGTAGTAGTGCAAGTGCAGACGACTATAATAAAACTACAGTAGCTTACTCAAATGGATCAGCGGGTGGAATTTTTAGATTAAAAGCTGATGGAACATTAGATACTAGCACTACAGGAAACTTAGTAAATTACTGGCAAGCAGTAAGAGATACAAGTACTACTCCTTCTGATAGTAGTTCAGATTGGCATAGAATAAGAGTATTTGGAACATATGCAAATTCAAATGCTTACCATGTATATAATGATGATAGATACAATGACTATGTAGTACATAATAACATACTATGGAAAGCAAAAAGAACACAAGCGTCAGGCGGAAGTCAAGTTGCTCCAAGTGATGCAAATACTGATTATTGGGAAAGAGGTGATCTCTGCGGTAAAAGATTAAGTTCTTGTAAATGTAGATTTGGATTTAATCCTATAAATTCAGGAACTGCAAGTAGCACAGGAAAAGCTACAAAAGATACAGAACTAAGATTGCCTTATGGAGGATTTCCAGGTGCAAGAAAGTTTAAGTAACCTCTTACCTGAGATATATTCTCATATGGCAAAAGAGGCACCAAGGGAAGGTTGTGGACTCGTAATAAATGGACCAAAATTTATTCCTTTGAAGAATATAAGTAAAGAGAAAGATCACTTTACAATCGACCCAAAAGAATTCGTCAAGTATTCGATGATTTCTAAAATATTATATGTAGTCCATAGTCACTACATGCAAGATTGTAAACCAAGTGAGCATGATAAAAATAACTGTAAAGCGATAGGTATACCATATTTAATAGTGTCCTATCCAGAGAAAAAAGAGTATATTTATGACCCAAGTTAAATTATTAGGAGAATTAGGAGATAAGTTTGGAAGCGAATGGACTTCTAACAGTAAATCTATGCGTGATATTCTTAAATTAATTGATTGTCAAGTTGAAGGTTTTAAAGAATATTTACAAGATTGTCACGAAAAGAATATTGGATTTACTATACAGAATGGCGAAGATTTTATTGATTATGATGATCTAATACTTTGTCGTTTAAAAGATACGGTAATTATTTCTCCAGTACCTGCGGGTTCTGGAAAAGGCATCGGAAAGATACTTGCTGCAATAGCAATGATAGTTATAATGATTTATAATCCTCAACTTTTTGTAACTGCCGCAGAGGGTAAAACAATAGCAGAGGGAGCAACTCTTTTTACAGCAATTGAAGCAGGAGCAACAATGAATACTCTTGGTTATTTTACTATGAGTATAGGAGCAAATTTAGCTTTAATGGGATTAGTTGAAATGACAGCACCAGACGCAGGAGATAATACAAGTGACCCTTCATTTTTATTTAATGGAGCAGATAATAGTATAGAACAAGGTCAACCAGTTCCATTACTTTATGGAAAAATGAAAATTGGTGGTGTACCAATTAGTCAACAATTTACTCCTAATAGGATAAAAAATACCCAAGGATATATTTATTTATCAGGAGACACTGACTATTTCGGCACTAGATATGTAGGAAGTAGTACAGGCACCATTGGAGGTGGAGTAGGTGGAGGCGGACCTGGAGATACTGAGACAGGAACCGCGCGGAATTAATTATGGCAAAATATACTAGCACACCGTTTGGGGTTAAAGATAGAGCAAATCTTAATAGGCCCGAAAAAGATCAACACGCAGCAACTTACGATATTTTAAGTGAGGGCCCAATTGAAGGCTTAGCAAATGGTTTATCCTCTATTTTTATTAATGATGTTCCTCTAATTCAAGAACAAGCAGAAAATATACTTAAACCTAGAAGATTTAAAGCAGATGTAACTGCAAGTGATAGTGATGTTACTGATCCGCAATTTGGAGAACTTCGACAATTAAGTTTTCAGAACAAAACTGGAACAGGACTAGGTATTAGAAAAATAGCAATAGAAAAAGCAGCAGCAAAAGGCACTGGAATAGCTTCTGCTACTGCAGAAACTTTTGTAATAACAACAAGTAGTGGT